TAAATATAATTTAGTGATTTATTAGAATCATTTTATCCAATAAGCCACGAAATATTTTCGGTTTTTTCTACACCGCCAACTGGCATTTCATATGGGTTATAATCCAATCCAGATTGTTTAACTGCTAATGGAACCGTGTTATATGATGTTTTGTCCAATGCTAATTTAGTTAATTCAATACCTTCCATTCGTAATCGCAGTGCAGTATCTCGTACCCATAATCCAATACATAATGCAAGTACCAAATCGTCATTATACCCGTCCAGGGCCTCCGGTCTACCATTTTTCCAAATAAATGTTTCTAATTCTGAAATCATCCTAGATGACCGAATCGTAAACGAATTATCTAACATGTATTCTTTCAAACGAGCAATAATCAATGGACGGGTACGTTGAGAAATGGTAAAGCCGGGGACCATGTTTCGTTCTTCAGTTCTATATTTTCCACTTATTTGATGTTCTACATCAATATATTGTAAATCACGGGACATATAAAATAGATTACGATATCCACGATCAATTACTTGTTGAATTGCATTCCATCCGATAGAACTGTTATCGGGAATTAATAACCCGTCATTGTATTCCGTAGAAATAGACACTAACATATTACCAAATTGCTTTGTTTCTACCTTACCTTTGTATTCAGCTACTTGAGCAGAGGTTTCTACGTCCATCACATGAAATGCAGAATAATCTTCTCCGTCGCCACGAGCAACGTCTGCACATATTACGTAGGATTTACCGGGTTTCGGATATTCCCAAATCCACAGATTGCCGTCAAATCCTTGCTTAGAAATAGGATCTTGTACATAGGTTTTTTTGTAAAATTCAATGATATCAGGTGGAACTACCGTATTACCAGAAAAGATGAATGATGCATCATGTTCTTGTGATGCTTGCATTTCTCCCATAAGTTCCGTTTGACGATCACGCCACGCTTGATCACGCTCTGGATGCACTCTCCAATCCAACAATATAGGATTAAAGTTATTTGATTTGTTTTCTGCTTGTTGCCACATCTTATGAAAGAAATTACCAATACCATTGGGAGTGGACAATAGAATTGCTTGACCACCCGTTGATAGTGTACTTGATGCGGCCGTCCATATGATATCGGCGTCATCAATGAAAGCGCAATTGTGACTAACTATTCCGTTAGTTAAATATTCTTCTCCGTCAACACCCCGTAAATCAAATACTTCCAAAGGTTCTTCTTTAAACGTATTAGTTACTACGGTTAAATTGTCAGACAATTTATCTCCTGTTTGTAAATCCATTGCATTTATAAATTGTCCATTGCAAGTTTTAATTTTATGTGTGGGCGAGCACTTAATTTCATCACCAGAGTTTAATAAAAGTACTACATGAACGGGTACTATTGACTTTTTCATACCAGAAAATTTACGCCAACCGGACGGCGTATTTACTTCAAATTTAGAATTAGTTACTTTCATAGACATATACTAGTTCTCCACAGTCCCAGATTCTATCGTACTTGTTTAATATCATATTTTCAAGTTCCGTTAAGTCGGGATCAAACATTGTCAATTTTTTTGATAATAAATGTTTCATAAATAATGTTCTGTGATAAATTTTTCCAGACTTTACATACCAATACGACGGTTCTGTGATTCTGATCAGTTTAAATCCTGCGTGAGTATATCCACAATTTATTGGCCAAGACCATCGTCTATCTGCATATGATACAATTTTTTGTGTACTAAGTTCGGGAGCAACTTGAGTTAATAAAAATTTTATTAACTTAGAAAACCCCCCAACTACTACACTATTTAATTTACTTGCAAATCGTAAAAGTTCTATTTGCTTAGCAGATATTCCCAACCGCCCCTTATTTGAAACCGACATTGCAGACATAATATTTCCTTGATCATCTGTCAACGCTATGTGATACTTTGCCGGTAAAAACCCACCGAGGTGAGTTTCATCAAAAAATTTTCTAGCCTCTTTTGAAGAAATGACGATGGGAATTAAATTTCTAGCAAATATTTTAGTTGGCGTTATTCCTAATAGATTTCGTATTCTACTTTTTATAATTTCGTTTTTGATACTCCATTCAACATCCCATATTTGTATAACTTGTATAGATTGTTTTTCATAATAATTTGTTTTATTAACATGATAATATTTTTGTTTTTTCCCGTTGAATTCACCATGCCAATATACCCCATTACACTCAAACCCAATTCTTAATTCTGGTATATAAATATCTATTTCATGTAATGTAGTACCCTCATATTCCCGATAATTGGTTATTACATTATAAGGCGTTAGTGATTTTATATAGTCAGAAACTTCACGTTCCCATTTAGATATCCAGCTTGGTTTATTACACTGTTTACATACAACGGGTACTGATGTTGTACGCCAATTAGCCAAAAAAGTAGTACGGCATATTAAACAAGTAGTATTAAAAATTCTATTTTTTGAATCTTTAATAAAAACATCTTCGTCAGGTAAATCTACTAATAAGTTTTGTGTGACTGCATATTTTTGTATGTAATTATATAATTTTTTCATTTTGGGTACTACTGATTTTTTTTGTTTGCTTATCAATGTTAAAGAATTCTCAACCCCATAACGAACTAAATTAGTAATATGTTGTTTTTTCTTTACTTCGGAAGATTGAGTAAAATGTTCTACGCCATATTTTTTTAAAGATGTTTGTTTAACAGAATTTTTATAGTTATCAGTGTTTATGTAAAGGGTTCCATATTTAACAAGTTGAGTTTGTTTTGCCTTAACTGGATTTACATAGTTTTCTACACCATATTTACTTAGATTAGTTGCCTTTACCTTATCACGCCACCCCGGTATTTGCGATGGATTAGATACTCCATATTTTTTCATCAACGCATCTTTAGTTTTATTTTTACGAGAGACTGCAACATCAATGTCATTAACACTGCATGCATGAGAACAAAATGTGGCATATCCGTATTGTAAATTATTATATTTTGTAGGTGCATTACACACCTTACAGAAACCTTCATGATTAAGTTTTAAAAAATTATCGTAATAATCTTTATAAGAAATTTTTAGTTTTTTCAAATAAAATAACAATTGTCGTTCTGTATCAAATGTCGTGCCGTCTATTTTACATGTTGTCTGTGGGGGATGTTTGGGTGGAGTCCGATAGCTCATTATATAATTCCTCTAATTTAACCAATTTAACCTCACCGGTTTGTGAGTCTCGTATATAAGTAGTCTGATCTCCCGCCAAACATTCGTCCAGTATAAGAAGACTCAATGCTTCAGACCGTCCAGCGTCTTTACTACTTGCCACTGCCTTAATTTGTGAACCATTGGCAAATTGTAATGAGAGTTTATTATCTGTGGTACACTGCCCCCTCAACCACGTTGGTAAATTTTGATGCATGAAACGCACCTTTGTTACAAGATTTTTTGCAGTTTCTTGTTTTGTGGCAATAACGAGAATATTTTTATCTCTATGAAATAATATCATCCATAGTGCATAACCTGCTACTAACGTAGAAATGCCAATCTGACGACCCTTTAGTACAATATTATAATCATGTTCTGTAAAGTCGTTTAAGGTATTTTTTTGGTAATGATATAAATCAAACAACACCCGGCCTCTAACCGGGTGTTGAATGTAACAGTATTTAGTTAAAAAGTATTCAGGAGATACCGCACACTTTTTATATTCTTGTTTAATAATTTCTTTTAAATTTACCGACATATGACCTCAACTTATTGATTGCCCACCCACACGCCTGCTACAAATCCAAGAGCGCCAATTAAAATTTTACTCGTTTTACTGGTGGTTGGTGGTTTTATAACAATTACACGATCTACAATCGTCTGTAAACTATCTCCTCGTTTCATAGACAGTGCTACTGCATTTTGTAGACCAAGTATCTGTGTTCTTTGCGTTGTATTAACTTCTTGTTGCTTTACCATTATATTTTCTGCTTCTGTTAATTGTTCTGTTAAGTTGTAAATAATTCCTTGTTGTACTTGTACTATTTCTGCCGTATCCTTTGCTATATCCAAACTCTTTTCTAATGCAACTAAATTTGTTTTTAACGTAGCACGTTTTTGATTACTAACATTAATTGCAACATTTAATTTATTGATAGTTTGATCTTTTTCATTTACTTCATCAAGTAATTTATTAACTTCAGTTTTTGTTTTTTCTGCGTATGCTTTTGCACTCTTAGCATCTGCCTGTAACGCAACAAATTGTTTTCTAAATTCTTGTAATGATTTTTCACTTCTACATTGCCCTGCTGTAAATGAGACACTTACTAACATGATAGTAAATAATACTTGTGAAAATTTGGGTACTTTTGCAAATTCTTTTAAAAATCGTATTATTGCATTAATTATTTCTTTTATAATACTACCCGCAGTCGTTTCCATATTAATCCTCGGCTTCAATTTCTGCTAAATGTTTTTTCATATCTTCAATATCAATTAACAACTCTGCCTTAATACGATCTATGTCAACGTTCCATTTTTCAATCATTAAAATTCGTTCGTCGTCTGCGTGAACAAACGTTGGAGAAGAAACCGTGTCATGATAATATTGAAGTTCTGCAATTTTATCTTTTAATGAAGCAATATAATTTGCTTTCATGATTTGTTGCTCATATTCTTCCCACTTTCCCTCTGCACGAATTTGTGCTTCGTCTGCAATAACGCAATCAAAACACTTACCCCGTAAATTCCAAAATTTACCGTCTAGCCAGTGATTCATGGATTTTTGACAATGCGGACAAAACCATGGCGTCTTTGCTAAATCTAATTTGGTAACGTTTTGTTTAATTCCGTTTTTAACTGTCCATTTGCGGCCATCAGAATCTTCCCAGACATCTCCTTCATTTCGTTTTTCTTCTAATGTAGGACGCCACCCGACAACAATTCGCTCGTCGGTTTTTTTCATTACTTCATTGATTTTACGCCGCACATTATTAATTGCTTCATGCTCTGCCATAATAACCTCTTAGTCTTGTCTGTTTTTTGGTATACCTGCCCGATTGGATATTCCCTTCATATGCTGACGAATAACTCCCATTGCTAATTTATGTGCAGAATGATTCTTGTCATAATCCATTGCTGTATCAACCTTAATTTGATTTCCTGTTTCTGGATTTGTGATTGTCATCTGCATAATTTTATTGAATAGTTCTTTATTTCCACGTTTTTTAGAACCCACTTTCTTTTGATCTTTTGTTGCTCCCGGAATGAAAGGAGCCGGATAGGCTTTAGCGTGACCCAACACCTTTACTGGCATTGTGTGACCAATTGATGCTAATACCGACAATCTAGTGTTTCCCCCCAATAAGTAGTATCCTTGAGTGTGCTTAATGACAATTGGAGATGCTATAGGTTTTTCTTTTTTAATATCATTAAGTAATCCCATAACGTCTTTTTTATTTTGAATCATCTTTTTTAAGATTTGCTTTTTATTTTTACCCGACAAAATTTCTCCAACATCACTGTTCATTAATAATTTTAATTCGTCGGCAGTTAGTACTTCACTTGGTGCAGTTTTAATCATATCTTTCAATTCATCTGCTGAATCTGCAAGATTTGGGAATGCCTCAAACGTTCTTTCGTTTTTAAAGTATTCGTCTGTTTCATAATCTAAATCTTCTTCTGTATAATCACGAATTTTTGTATATACTTTTAGTTTAGTATTTTGCTTAGAAGTTTCTGTTAGTATAGATTCTTTTTTCTGCATTGCCTGTTGAACCATTTTTTCTGCTGCAATTCTAACGGGTTCGTCTTTGGGATATTTTAATGCAGTTGCAACCAAAATATCTCGTTTTGTTTTTGGATTACGAACTTTTTGTCCAAGTACGGATTTAGCACGACCTATCGCAGCGCCATCCGGGGTTTTCTTTTTTGAAAGTGATTTTTCTGGCTGATCTGTAGCGTGTTGAGCCGTTATTTTTTTAGCTTCTTCTGATTCGGTGCTGGTTTTTACTATTTTATCAAATATTTTTTTATCAAATTTACCATATACTTTTGTAAAAATTTCTTGTTTGGCTCTATCGGTAGCCTTTGGATCGCCCATTGCTGCACGAAGTTGGGTTCCGCTAACTTCTTTACCGTTTATTTCCAGACGCGGGGGTGGAGCGATCCAGACATATCCTGCATCTTTATGTCCCATCATTGATTTATTTTTATCATACTTGTGAAAATATTTACCACCAAGTCGTGTTGCATCCTTCTCACCAACGGCAAATACAGTAATAGCATCTTCTGGTATTTTGTCTAATAATTCTTTTGGACTATATGGATTTTTGACTTGGATAATATGATCTTCTGGAATTCCAAACATACCTGTCATAATTTCTTTTTTGTCACCAAATGAAAATGGTGACTTAACACTATCTTGTACATTGCTACTGACCACATACACGTTATCTGCACCAAATTCTTTAACTAATGCTTCATATGCAACATGATGTCCTGCATGATATGGTTGAAATCTACCCGGATAAATGGCAATAGTTCTTCTTGGTTGTTCCGGTTCATCCGGTTCAACTTCGGTTGGTTCATTTAATTCATCAGGCACTTTCATTTTTTTATCAACCAATCCTTCTTTAAACCGTAAAAGAATTGTATTTTGTAAATGTGCAATCGGAGATTCTGGTTTTCGTATTTTTTCTATTAATCTTTCAACAGAATCTATATCATCAAACTTAATGTTGTTACCAAATATTACTTGCGCAATATCATCTGGGTCTGCTGATATAAATTCTTTCTTTATTACATCACGCTTACCATTTGGTTTTGTTTTAAAAAATATGCGTTCTAATCCATTTCTCAGATTAACTTGATATTTCATCTTTACTTCTGGGTCTTCTGTGTCAAATATCAATTGAGAAAATATTTCTGCTATTAAAGTGCCTCTGTACGTTGAGCCGTATTCGGTGTTCTGTGGATTTTTCAACGTCATATAACGACTCATAAATGGCAAATTTCCCATCATGAAATCAATTTGTGTGGTGGCTAGGTCTGTTCCAGACTGACCTTGATCATCGTATGTAGTTTGTACATCACCTTTGTCATTTACCAACGGCACAGACACACTAAATTGCTGAAATCCGGGGACGTAACTCACTTGTAAGTTTTTGTTTTCTAAATATTTTTTTAGTTTAACAAATAATTCTGATGTATTATCACCATCATATCCTATCAACCGCTTTACTTGGTTAATATCAAAAGCCAAATCTATGTCATTCATTAGTTTTTTATGAGTACTGCCCACCATAGCATGATCCAATCCATCAAAACCCACCAACTCAATTCCATGTTGAGCTGTAGATTGTGCTAATTTATTTGGAATTTTAGTATTTGATGATACAGCTTTTCCTCCTTCATTCAACGAAGACGGAGATTTCATCTTTGACTTTATAAATTGTAAAGCAAGTTGATGCACTTTACTACTTACATCGTATCCTAATGCAGTTTTTACCAAAATTTGATTACCTGTTTCTGGATTGAGAATATGTTGTTGCATTAAGTTTCCAATTTGTCGTTTTTGTTTTGGAGACGCCGTAGTCTTATTTTTTCCTTTTGTACCACTAATAGTAGTTGGAGAAATAAGTTGTGCAGTCGGTCGTACAGTTGGTTTAGTTGATGGTGTATTATCTTTCAACTTATAAGTGTGAATACCTACAATTTGATTTACGGGCGTAAAACTTCCTGTTAATTTGTATATCTTACCGTTGCGTTGAAAAATAATACCTTCAGATGGAGTTATAGAATCTATGTCACCAATTGTCTTCAACTTTTCTAATTCAGTACGAAGTTTTTCTATATATTGCTGATTACCACTACTTTTTATTGCTTTTACTGCATCAAGGAATTTTTTCTTTAATTTTTGTAATGTACCATCATTTTTTGATACAATATTAGTTGCTCGTTGTACTGCATCATTCGCAGTTCGTAGTACAATATTCTTTATTGGAGCTACTATTTCTTCAAGATGTTGTTTATACTGTCCTTCAATTTTTCTAAATGCTTCTCTTTTGTTTGCATCTTGTATAGACCGAGAACCAAACTCTTTGTTTCCATATACCCATCTATCAATCAACGATTTTCTTTCTTGTGTAGTCCAATCTAAATTAGTATCATCTAATAATTGATTCCATTTAAATGCATAATAATCACCTAAAGTACTTCCTGAATCTAATTTGGCCTCACGAGCAAGTACATTTAATTTTCCAATATATTCGTCTTCTTTTTTGCGATACGCATCTTGATCACTATTATCAAATTCTAATCTGGTATTTCCCGATACCGAAAATACTTCTCCTTTTGTACTTGAATGTTGCTTTATTAATTTCATCAATTTATCAGTAGCAAATCTATCAATTGAATCGTCTGTCGGATTACCATTTTGTGGATCGTATGTTCTAAGATTCAACATCACAATTTTATTTGTTGCATACGGTATAGTATTAGGCATGTCCGTACTTAATAATTCACTCAATACGAACTTATCACCACTACCAAATATTTGTTTTAAGTCATCCGGTGGAATTTTTTGTATAATTGCAGCAACATCTTTTGCTGCCTGAGAAAATATTTCCATTACTTGTGGGGGTAAGTCTTTAAAATATTCCCCATATTGATCGGCCGTCATAGCACCTTCGCCATAATTTTTTGTGTGCTGTGTGTTTCTTGCAAATAGCACTTGACCATCTTTTACGGTAAATAACAAAGTTTGTCCGTCATATTTTTCGGTTGCTTGATTACCAAAATCTCCCAACAATGCTTGATGAATGATATCTTTTAATTCACTAAATTTTAAATTTACATCATCATATGGATGATCAACATGACTCTTCGGTGCGGCTTCTAATAAAAGCGTCTTACCAACTAAAAATTTATGTTCTAACATTTCTTTCATACCAAATCTGTTGTTTAATAAAAAATTTTCAGATAGAAAAATATTTTTATCAAGTTTGCCATAATCTCGTAATAAAATTCCAGCAATAACGTTTGCTTGATTTTCTACTGGTGATCCGGTAGCACCATCTACGGCAGGATTTACGATAGTACCAATTTCATTTTGACGTTGGTGTACCATTTCGTGAGCAATAGTACGAAGGATATCTGCTAACAATCGTCCTCTCACAATAACAGAAATACTATTGCTCACAACATCATATGATCCCAACGATGTCATGTTTTCACTCGGTTCCATCACAACTACTTTCGGTGGTCGTTGAATATTCAATCTATTACTAGCATATTCTACAAACTGGTAGATATTATGTAAATTGATATTTTCAACCACTAGTTCAAAAATTTCGTTGACTTTATCTCTCCCATGATCTTTTTTAGCAAGCCGCCAATTACCATTTTTTGCACCATTTGGATGATGTACGTCATGGTTTTTCATTTTAGATTTTCCGTATTTTTTAACTGCTTTTCGTCGGTCACGATTGCGAGCAACGCGATCTTTTACGGTATCTTTTAGATATTTACGTACTTTTTCCGGATGTCGTTTATAGTATTTTCGTACACGTTCTGTACTAGTTTTAGCTTTAGCAGCATCATTAATAAATTCATCATCTTGTTCTGGACCAAGAGAATCTGGATATATACCTATTGGTTTTGGATGATATGGCGGATGATCGTATGATCCACCTTCAGTGTGTTTCATACCAGATTCATCATCAACAAACCGGGAGGTTAATGACTTTGTAATAGGTTTACTATTTTTAGTATAACCACCGCTAAATCCACCGGTTGAGTAATCCGGGGAATCGTAAGGATTGTTTTCGTCGGATAATTTATTCATATGTAGTATGTCCCATATATCTTACCATCATAAATAGTAATATATATTATTTAAACAGTTGAGCCGGTAAAGTATGTTGGTACGGATAAGGTGTTTAATCCTATAGAATTATTGTTAACGTCTAAATACTGTGCTTTAAAAGATAAAATCTTGTCTTTATAATTTATGTTAGGAATAAGAATGTCAACTTCATCGGTACTGAAATACGGCTCTTGTGCCGTTTTTAATGAAACATCGGCTATATTCCAGAATCCTCCATACACAACAAATCGTAATCCAAAATTACTAGTTTGTTGTATTTTTGGAAAAAAATTAAATTCTACATTTTCAAAGTTCTGTATACCGGCTGTTTGAATCGGTGATATAGTACCAATTAACTGACCTCTAATATCTTTTTCAAGAAATTTTACATTAGATGAATTTTCATCTTTGACCAAATATACTTCCAGTGTATAATTTGATTGATTTAATATCACCGATGCTGATTGTTTTGTTACCACTGCCTTGAATGCTAACGTATATTCGCTATTAGGAAAAAGTTGAAAAGTATTTGAAGATTTAGTTCCTATAAAATAAGATGATGTATTAAAAAATTTATCTACATCAATTGGCATCTGTACTTGTATGGCATCAAGTAAATTTTTAGAGGTTTTTTGTAATGCCACCGACCCAACAGAAATGGAAGAAGAAAAATAATAATTTGGCAAGACTGGAAATCGTTCATTTTTTTGCAATGACATTGTTTCGCTATACCAATAATCAGAAACTTTTACATCGGAAAATTTACCAATATTAACAATTTCACTTCCACTGTCGACTGTAAGCAATTCTTGTACATTCGTTTGAATATCACCTAGTAAAACATACTCACCCGGTTCAGTTTCGGGTTTATACGACAATCTAATTTTATTAATTTCACCAGAATGAGTTTTTAGATCTACTATTCGTATCTTTGCAAATGAAATTACTGAGCCGGTATTAATACTTTCTAGTTTACTGTATTGTATGTTCAAACTTCCCGTTGCCGTCACTCGTCCAATTTGATCTATATTGACACTTCCCGCGCCGGTGGATGAAAGTGATGTTCCAAGAATTAGTTGTCTTTTGTTTGAATAAATTAACACGCCGTCACTCTCAGCAACGTTACTGTTGTATATCCTACTGATCGGAATATTAATACTAGCGGTACTCGGTTCTGAATTATATTCAAAATATACACTTCCCGTTATAATGCCATTCAAGTATAAATTATTTAATGTATTTTCGGAAGAACCGCTCATTTTCATAATATATCCTGTAGGATATACATTATAATACTTTGGAGTGAGGTTTGCCGACACAGGAACTAATATTTTTTCCGTGAATACTGATGAACTTGGTGCGAAGTAAAACTTTTCATTCACCGTCATTGAAGGCGGATTGACAAATCTAATAGGAGTTTTATTTTCTACGAACGGAGAAATCACAACATCAGTAATCCAACGAACATTATATTTGTTTTTCCATTCTGGCGGGACCGGTGACCCATCCAATAACGTGTCTACACATCCTAACAATACAAGTTTTCCGGCGCCAATAGGTGTGTCATTATACACTTCTACTTGAACTAGTCGTGAATTTCCTTCAACAAAATTTGCTACCGGGGCACTATATATCGTTGATCCGTTTCTATTAAGTAGTTCCACCAATATTTTAGAATTTGGTTTAAGAACCCCCGATCCAGCAACCAAAAATGCGTTACGACCACCATAAAAGTAGCCGTCAAATTGGCTAATTTTAAAGTAATCAGAACGCACTCCCCGATCTTCAATTAATACATCATATTTGTATAAATTTAGTGGCTGTATGGACTTTCTGGTTCGGGCCATTCAGTATCTCAAATAAAATTTAGTGATGTATATAAATAGTATAATTTTGAGTTAAACTGAAATATACGAGTACCCGTCGTCTTTTTTGATTTCTATCAAATTGTCTACCATATCCCGCATAGCATCCAAATGACTAACTATTAAGATAAAATCAAAATGAGTTTTTAATAATGTAAACAATGTACTCATAGAGTGAACATGATCGGCGTCCAGTGTAGCAAATCCTTCATCAATAATTAACATATTAGATTTTGGTAGATTACTTGCGTTTAACAATGCCACGCGTATTGCCAAACTACTAATAAACCGTTCCATCCCAGATGAATTTTCTAATGGCCATATGCGATCAAAATCATAATTTATCTTACCATTAATATTTTTTCCATCAACTTCCAACGACACCGTAAAATCTACAATTTGTGATAGTATCCCATTAATTTCTGCTTCCATGTTTGGAATGACTTTGCTCATCAATTCATATGGAATTCCATCACGACCAACAGCCAACATATAGTGGTTATACGCCTCATAGGTAGTTTCCAGTTCCTCAGCTTCTTTCAACTTTGCCAACAACTCGTCTTGTTTAGACTGTAAAACAGAAACGATGCTGTGAATGTCTCGTAATTTCAACTCAAACTTTTGTAATGTTTTCTTATTAATATTAATTTTTTGTCGAATAGCATCAAGTTCCGTGTCAATTGATTGATTAAACAAAATGTTTTCTTTATTAGTTTTATAGACATTCACATCATTTCTATAGTTATCAATCGTTAATTGTATCTTGTCGCGTGTCATTTTATTCATTGTCAACATAACTTCCGTGTCACCAACTTTTTGTTTCCACACTTTGATGATTTCTTGTAGTTTTTGTGCGTCTTCGTAATCCGCGTTATCATCTTCCAATGGTTTCATTTCCTCAATAATACGAGTAATAGAATCCTCTTGGATTAATTGTTTAGCATTCAATTCGTCCAATTCAGCATTC